ACAATTACCAAACCTAATAAGGAAATGGAAAAGAAATATAGGAAAGCTATTAGATTAGCAACTAAAGACTCGGATAAAGAAGTTACAAAAATAGAAATAAATTATAACATATTATGAATGAACAACACAAAAAACACTTAGGAAGAAGGAAGAAATGAGTAGAGCAGTAATTAAAGTAAAAAAAGATTTCCCATACCATTATGATAAAAACCCTGACACTTTTATTCAATGGAAAGGAACTGATGTTTGCATGGATTGGTATTGTAAGGAATGTGGACACCATAACCATGTAGATGGAGATTTTTGTTATGAAGTTGAGTGTGAGAAATGCCATACCGTCTATGTAGTTGGACAAAATGTAAAACTATACAAGTTGAATACTGAGAAATACAAAAGATGGAATGAGGATTAAACACGAAAGAGGGTGATAAAGAATGAAGATTAAATACGAAAAAGTAGGCAAAAGAATTTATGCCTTACCAGAAAATAAGGATGAAGAAGCATTGTTAAAAGCTATGCATAGAAGGATGATTGATAGCAACAGACTTATGAGTTGGTGGGGTGATGCAGAATTTGATGGCAAGATGACAAGTTCCTATATATTTACTTGGCAACCAAACAAAAAGCCTGGAATAGGGAGGTGATATAAAATGAAGATAGATAAAAATACTGCAATTATTTTTGACAAAGGAGGTAAAAAAGTATTCCTAAACTTTAATAAAGTAGTGGGGAGAGTCTTAATCAAAAAAGTAAGTGAAATAATGGACATTATTAGAAAAGATGAAGTTTCCAAAGATTAAAAGAGTAGGGAGGTGATAAAGAATGAAAAAACTAACTTGGATTATATTAATATTATTTTTAGCCTTACTTGCTCACCAAGCTGGTAAAGAAATAGGTTGCAGACAACTAGAAAAAAAGAATAATATGAGTATAGAATGTCATAGCCAATTATTTAAGGGGAGGTAAGGTCGATATTTAATAGTCTTGCATGACGCTTTTCTATTAGATATATGGGGTTCGATTTCCCCACCTCTCCACTAATGAAAAAACACATAAGAATAATAATAATCGCTCTAATAATCGCAATCATCTTTTATTTGAATATTATGTTCGAACCAATAATGAAAGAAAGTGGTATAATTTAGCAATAACTTATGAAGAGTGCTATAACCAAACACGCCGGTGGAAGACCAACAAAATACAAACCCGAACTTATAGACAAAATTGAAGAATATATGGCTATGTGCGGTAGAGAGAATATGGCACTACCGACTATAGAAGGATTAGCAATTCATTTAGGAGTTATAAGCGAAACGATAAGAGAATGGGTTAAAAAGTATCCAAAGTTTTCCGCTTCAATAAAAAAAATAGTAGATAGACAAAAGGAACAACTAATGAATGACGGTATGTATGGTGGTAAGGAAATCAATCAAGCAATGGCAATATTCTTACTTAAATGTAATCACGGGATGAAAGAACCTCCAACAACTTTAATTCAAGTAAACGTTAAACCAATTCTAGGAGGGGTAACAAAAGATGTACATATCGACTCGAGCAACCAAAAAGATTCTTAAACTAACCAAGAGAGTAAGAGGAGTAGCTGGAGGTACAGGTGCTTCAAAAACAATAAGCATACTCCTTTGGTTAATAGACTATGCACAAACTCACGAGAACAAAATAATCTCCGTTGTTTCCGAAACTCTACCTCATTTAAAGAAAGGTGCAATGAGAGACTTCTTAAACATAATGGAAACTCACGGTTACTTCAAAGATGCTAGCTGGAATAAAACTAATTACACTTACAAGTTCGGAACCGGAACAATAATGGAGTTCTTTTCAGCAGACCAACCAGCAAGAGTTAGAGGACCAAGAAGAGATATATTATTCATAAACGAGGCAAATAACATTTCACTAGAAACCTATACACAACTAGAAATTCGTACCAATGATATTATATGGCTAGACTGGAATCCTGTTGCTGAGTTTTGGTTTTACACGGAAATAAAAGATAAGAAGAACGTAGATTTTATAATTTTAACTTATTTAGATAACGAAGCACTTTCAAAGAACATTGTAGAGTCTATTGAATCACGCAAGGGTAACAAAAACTGGTGGAAGGTATATGGTTTGGGACTGCTTGGAGAAGCAGAAGGTAGGATATTTACAGGTTGGAAGCTAATTGATTCCGTACCACACGAGGCAAGACTAGAACGCTACGGATTAGACTTTGGTTATACTAACGATCCAACCGCGATAGTTGCTATTCATTACTATAATGGCGGTTATATCTTAGATGAAATAGCTTATGTTAAACAACTAAGTAACAAACAAATATCCGACACACTTAATAATAATCCTAAAGCACTTGTTATAGCCGATAGTGCTGAACCTAAGAGTATAGATGAGATTAGAAGTTATGGTATAAACATTTTACCATCACGAAAAGGTCAAGGGAGTGTACTCCAAGGGATTCAATATGTACAAAACCAAAGGATAAGTGTAACCAAACGTAGCCTTAACCTCTTAAAAGAATACCGTAACTATTTATGGATGACCGATAAAGAAGGAATAATAATAAACGAACCATCTCCTATATTTAACCATTGTATGGATGCGATACGCTATGGAATGGAGAGCTTGAAACCAAATGAAGAAGTGTTTGACTTACCAGATGATACGAAAATGTTTAACAAAGGATTCTATTAAATGAAATACGAACTAACTATTAGAAACTCTAACCGACAACCGCACATTGATATTGAAAAGGATATACAAGCACGCAAGAATGGTTTGTTTACTTTTACTTTAAGAGTCAATAATGGTAATATAGTAGATTACAACGTAACCGAATATGTTAATGCCCAACAAAAATATCTCGGACTTAAAGGAATATATATCCAAGAACTATCCACTACACGTTATTATAGAAAATGAAGTGAACCAAACTCCTTTTGGACAAATAACTTTTACTCTTTCTCTAGTTAATGGAAAAGCGGTTATTAAAACATTAAACATTGTCAAGAATAGGCGTAAAAGATATAAACCTGTTGATAAAACTATTGACAAATCCGTTAATAAAGCTATATAATTGGCAATAAGTAATATAGATTGCTAATGGTGCTATAATGCACGTATAAGCAAGCTCGAAGAGGGCTTGCCTTTTTTTATGAGTAAAATAAGAAACGAAATACTAGACCGAAAAGACTCCGCTGATAAATACCTAAAACAAAAGAGGGTTCTTTGGGATAATGCTGAAAAGCTATTCCATAACCAATTAAACGATACTCTTTCAAGTAGAGGTAAGTCGCAAGTCTTTGATCCTAAACTTTCAACTCTAACCCTTGAGAGGGGATATAGAGTAATGGCACAACTTCCTACTGGTAAAGTAAAAGGTATCTCCAAGAATGATGTAGGAGGATCACAACTAATGAATTTGATTTTAGATAAGTATATTGTTCCTAATGCTAACTCACAATTTGATTTCTTAACTAAACTTAGGATGGTTGATATTTACTCTAATATATATGGTAACTTCTTTACACTAACTGACTACATTCAAAAGGAAAATGGCTATATTGGTCCTGATATATGGTTATTAAATATAAGAGATGTATTCCCGCAAGTTGGAGCGGTTTCAATAGATGATAGTGATTATGTAATTATTAGGACTTGGAAGCCTCTTAGTTACTTTGAAGGAATTGGAAAAGATAAAGAGTTTAAGAATATAAGCCGAATAATAACTAAATTAAAAGCTAAGTCGGGTTCAAAACAAATTAAAGAGTCGAAAGATAGGTCAAAGAGAGAAGAAGCTGAGTATCCACGTTCTGATACGGCTAAGAATAAAGGATACTATGAAGTCTTAACACAATTCGAAAAAGATAGATGGGTAGATTATTGTGTAGATGCGGATTTAGAGTTTAGAGATATAAAGAATCCTCACGAGAATGGTGAACTTCCTATAGATTGCAAGTATTCGATTCCATTACTAGATGACTTTATGGGTATGGGAGACTTCGAAAGAGGCGGATCAATGCAAATGGTAATCAATTCTATTTGGAATTTATACTTAGATGCTACAAAGATGTCAATCTTCCCACCTGTAATAGTAAATAAGGATAATGTAGCTTCCCCTTCATCATTTAAGATGGGAGCAGCTGAAAAATGGTTAGCAAGAAACGATATACAAAATGTAGCCAAGACTTTACAGCTTACTCCTCAAGGTATAAACCAATTTAATAACACTTATCAAGTAGCCAATGCCGCAATTCTTAACTTATTCGGAACTTCGGATACATCAACCACTCAACAAACCGATCCGGGCTATGGAAAAACACCTAGAGCCTTGTCAATGCAAAAAGAGAGAGAGAATACACGAGATAATGCTGATAGGTTCTATATGGAACAATACCTAAAGAGAATTATGAAGAAGTTTGTAAACTTAGTAGGTAAGAAACAATCCAAAGCTATTACAATGAGGCTATTTGAAGAGGATATTGAGGAAATGAAGAGGAGTTATCCTGAGATTGAGCAACTATATGATGAGAAATCCGGCAAATTAACTATAAGTAAATCAAGGATTGGTTCAACGATTTACGATTATGAGATAATATCCGGCTCAACTTATGCTATAGACCAAAAATCACAACAAGAGAACTTAACAATGTTGATGCAACTATTCCTTCAATCACAAAGTCCTAACGGAAATATGCTAGAAATGAAACTTAAAGAAGAAGGGTTTAACCTAAAGTTTGGAGAGATATTTAAAAGAGTTATTTCAAACTCTGGTATTCAAGACTGGGACAAAATTCTAGAAGAAATGACCGAAGAAGAGAAAGCACAAAATGTTTTGCAACAAGATGCTCAAAAGTTTCAAATGATACTTCAACAAATGCAAGGCAATATGAACCAAATACCGCCTGAACAAGCAGGACAGCCAGTGGGTCAACCAACAGGTCAACCAATGGGTCAAATATGAAACAAGCAATAAAACCAGATTTCTTTACAGCTAATATGCCTTCTATTAAGAAGGATAAAGAAGCAGAGAAGAAAGGAGCAACAGTTGAAGAAAGACACTATTACTCCTTATCAAGAACAGCAGGTTGGAGACAATTAAAAGAGTTTATAGGAAATATGGTAAATGATTTAGATAAACTTGGTAGTAAAGCTCTTGCACAAGGATTAAGTTTTGAAGAAATAGGAAGAAACGCGGTAGTTATAACGCAAACTAAAGATATGATTAAAAGAATTATT